TACGCTTTCTGCCGTTGCTACAAATACTGCGCCAGTTAGCACTATTACTATGAAAATTCAAGAGGTGATGGTGAAAGTATTCTAACTTATTATTGCACAAAATTTATGTCACTACTAACTCAAAAATCACAAACTGACCAAGACCTCGCCGACAAGGACGCTGGCGTGTTCCGCGCTGCGACGGCACTGCACTATGCTGCCACTGTACTCTCTGCCGAGAACACTCGTTTCTGGGGTGTACCTACTGACAGACTACTGGCAGTACTCAACGCCGATGTGCCGCTCACGTTAGCTACGTTTGCCGCAAACTCAACAGCGGCAACTGCAATCAACGCACTACTCGACGATGTAGGTGCGCCAGAACTGAGCTACCGCGCACCTGTCACCGCTGGGCGTTCGGACATCGTGTTCGACGGCACTGCGTTTGTATATGTCGCACCACCAGCACCAGAACCAGAGCCAGAGCCAGAACCATGATGAGAGTGCTGCTGGTCATGCTAATGCTAGCCACCTCTGCACTAGCCGAGCGAACGGTGACATTTGCATGGGACGCTACGCTCGATGCAGAGAGCTACATGCTCTATGTCAATGGATCACCTATAGCATCGACCAGCGACACGCAGATCACAGTCCAGATACCTGACGCTCGGACTGCTGTCAACGTGACCGGCAGCAACATTGCTGGCGAGAGCGAGCCGTCTGCTACGCTGATCGTTCCACCAGCACCGACCATCCCCAAAGGATTCAGAATTTCAAAAATCGTTCGCACCACAACAGCCACACCAAAATAATGAATCCATTCGATCAGACCGACCTCGGCACAAAATTTCTCTACGGTATTGGCGCACCGATTGCCGGGCTATTTATTAACATTGTACCTGCCGAGATCAACCCGTGGTTGCAGACCGTGGCGCTGGTAACCGCGATCATCGTTTCGACTTTATCGGCAATCTCTATCATCACTAAAAACCTGAAATAACATGAACGCAATCATCGAAAAATTGAAGGAAGAATCCACTTGGCGCGGACTGATCGCCATCGCCATGGCCTGCGGTCTGCAGCTCGATCCAGAGTTGCAAAACAGCATTCTTGTCGTCGGCCTTGCGCTGATGGGAATCCTAAACGTCAAAGCCAAATGATCATGGACTCAGCACTACCAGGAATATGGATTCTTATCGCGCTCGGTGCGATTGTGGCTTTGATGTCGCTCTGCACATCCTGCGCTCCATCGAGTGGTGGATTTGAGTTCATGAACGAACACGGGCGCATTAAGTACGAGCCGGTCACCGGCGCGATCCAAGTTGAGTACCACGCGACTAAATAGTCATGGTGCATAGCGAGATCGTGGCGCTGCAGAGGCGCGTATGCACCGAGCCGGATGGATTCTGGGGGCCGAGGTCGATCGCGGCGTGTCGCGCTCACCTGCATGCTCTGATGCCAAACCCGTCACCATGGCCGCTACAGTCGCAGGCGGCACTGAAAGCATTCTACGGATCGCCAGGGAATGAAAACAACCTGGACAAGATCACGTTTCCTTTTCCCACTTTTTACCAGGGCAAGCAGGTGCTGACCTCGCGAGTACACGAAAACTGCGCCCACTCACTGATGCGGATCTTAGAGGACATCCAATCGCGGCACGGCGACGATCCAACAATCATGCGGATCGCTTCAGACTTCGGTGGGTGCTACAATTTCCGACAAAAGCGTGGCGGCAGCACATGGTCGCTGCATGCGTACGGTGCTGCAATCGACCTTGCACCGACGACTAACGGCTTCAAAGACGCATGGCCGATCAGGTCAAACATGCCGCTCGAAATCATCGAGTGTTTTTACCGCGAAGGATGGATTTCTGGTGGGGTTGAATGGGGATATGATGCCCAACATTTCCAAGCGACTCAGTAGTTTCTGAGGCTAAAGGGAAAATTATTTTTGCTCTGCGTCCCTAGTAGAATATAGGATTTCTCGCATTGCGTAAAAATAAATGAAGAAAAGTCTTTTCATTTGATTCGGCATTGCCTAGGTTCTTTTCAGTTGCACGACGCAACGCCAACAACAACCAACACCAATACAACATGACAACGATCAACGCAGCAAAAAAACTCACAAAAGCCGGATTTATCGTTACTGAAAATAACGGAATGATTCAAGCATCGAAAGACGGATGCAGATACGTGATTGAGTATTTTCGCAACGGAGGAAGCGACAGCATTTGTTGCATCTGCGTCCGTCGTCACAATGACAATCACGACAGCATGACAGACTATTCCGCTGGCGTATGGGCAAAAACAATCACCCAAGCAATCTTCCTTGCTGCCTAATTAACTCAGCCGAGGTTCGATCCCTCGTCATTCAACCAACACCAATACCAACACCAATACAGCATGAAAATCACCCTCGCAATCTTCGTCGGCATCAACCTCACAATCTGGCTGGTTGTCCTAGTCATGTACCAACAATGAACCACAAAGCTATGATCAAATTCTACAAACGCCGCAAACGCCGGCAGCGACTCAACCGCCTAGGCTGGTTGACGCTGGCAATGGCAATCGCCACGATCGCAGCAACCGCAATCCTCATCATCCTATGACCACCATCGTAACCATCATCCGTGAGATCGAGATCGACGTTGAGGTGCAGTACACTCCAGCGGTCGCAGCGACCTACTGGCAGCCTCCAGAGCATGCCGAGGTAGAAATACTTGATGCACGATCAGCATTCGACGGCCTCTCACTGCATTTGACCGAACGTGAGATTGACGAGGTGCGCTGCATGGTTCTGCAAAGCCCACCTGAGCGCGACTGCGACTAATATTCTCTCCCAATAAACCAATAAACAAAATGAAACTAAGCGAAAAAAGAAACAGCACATTCACTCCGCACCCAGAAACCGACGGCCCGATCAAGGCCGTGCTGGTCGACATCACGGAGCCGAAGAAAAGAATGACCCAGTACGGCGAGAAGGATGAGTTCCGCCTGGTCTTTGAAACCGAAGCCATGGACACCGAGAACGACCGCCGATTCTGCATCTGGAGCCGTGGCTACACTCCATCGCTCAACGAGAAGTCTGCGCTACGCAAAGACCTCAAAAAGATGATGGGCCGCGACCTCACCGCAAACGAGTTGGATGAGTTTGATCTCGAAGACCTGATCGGTCACGGCATCAAGTTGATCATCCAACACGAGCACAAGGATGACAAGACCTACGCCAACATCTCGTTCATGTCGCCTGACAAGGACAAGGCGCTCAAGGCTAGCGGAAAATACATCCGCATCCGTGACCGCGAGGCTGATGGACCGAAGCCACCAGAGACCAAGGATGAGTCGCCGACCGGCTGGGAGTCGATCGTCGTCCACATCGGAAAGTACAAGGGGAAAGCGCTCGGGTCGGTCGACGAGGCTGGAGTCTCGGCACTGATCGAGAACTGGCTGCCGAAGGCTCAGGCAGGCGGCAAGGCGGTTGACGCGGCACTAGTCGCCGGGCTGCTCGAGCTGCAGGCACTACTCGGCGACGAGCCGCTATACTAATTTCTGTTCGGGACAGAAGACAAGGGCACAATGCATCGCCTCTCACTGCTCACGCGGTGAGGGGCTTTCTGGGCGAGACTACTAACCAAATGACCATCATCGAACTACTCGCCGCTAAGAAGGCCGCTGCCAATCCTACGCAAACCCTATGCAAACCCTATGTAGAGGTCGCCGACCCTATGCTGGAGGCCGCAATCAACCGGATCGATCCACCGTCGCTGGGAAAGCGCAGGGCTGGGCTGGTGCTGAGCATCAAGACCCCGCCACAACCTGCCGAGGTGGCCGAGAAGGCACACCACGCTGCGCTGAGGAGTCTTTCACGGTCGGAGGGGGAGGCAATACCCATGACACCGACCAACGCCGACAAGGAGGTCACAACGTGGCACGAAGCGCTGAACAGTTTCGAGTCATCGCTCTGCGTGATGCGAGATCGCATGGATTCGGACGTGGTCTGGCTGGCAGTCAGACCGGATCGCCGCGACCTGCCGCCGATTTTACTGTGCCGACTGCCATGGACGCTCTGGGACTACCCGACCGTGCCGACCGAGGATCAGCCGTTCTGAGCATCTCCGAGCGACTCGCTGCCAACGCCAGAAAACTCCGCGAAAAAACCTGCCCACCTGACCACTGCGAACACTGCTACCGACACGCTTGCCGACTGCTACTCACGACCTGCTGCATCTGCAACGGCGGCATTAACCTAAGCAAAAAAAACTTTTTTCCTACAACCATATGATAACGAAAACGACAGACACAGAAACTACAGCATTGATATTAGTCGGCAACGGCTACCAACTAACAATCGCGCCCGAGGCCGAGGAGCGGAAGCTCGAGCTGCTAGTCCAGGCAGCGACCATCACCGAGGTCACCAGCAACGACGAGAGCGCCGACGCTCAGTTTGTTTCTCGCCAACTCGCAGCGATGCGGATCGAGGTCGAGAAGTCACGCAAGCTGGTCAAGGAGCCGGTCAACCGGATCGGCAAACTGATCGACTCAACCGCAAACAATTTCATCGCTGCCATCGAGGGCGAGGAGAAGCGCATCACTAAGATCGTCGGCGACCACGCCGAGGAGATGGCACGACTCAAGCGTGAGAAAGAACGTGCTGAGGCACAGGCATTCGCTGAAGCTCGGGCAGCTCGGGAGGCTGCACAGGCATTCGCAGCGGAGGCTGACAGCACTGGACACATCCGCGACATCCTCGCTGCCAAACAAGCCGAACGTGAGCGCCTCGCGGCTGCAGCGCAACGCATGATGGCATCCGACGACCTAGCATCGACCAAGGTCGCCGAGGGCGTTCGATTCGCATGGGACTTTGACGTGATCGACATCAACATCCTCTACCTGCGTGACCGCTCTCTGATCGAGATGACACCGCGCCGTGCTGCTATCCTAGCACTCATCCGAGGCTGCGCTGAGTCGGGCCGCGACCCCGTCGATGTGTTCGCAGCACTCGGCATCCATGCATACCAAAAGCCAGTAGTATCAAGCCGATGAGTGACACACCAGAAACCGACCACCTAGAAAACAAGCTAGGAACAGCAGCGAAAATGTCCCATCCAACGCTGTGGGCGTTTGCCAGAACGCTAGAACGCCAACGCGACAGCCTAGCACCATCCGCATGGACACTAGATTGGAACTCTGGCCCGTACCCAAACACGATGCGAATCGTGCTGGCAACGGATGGCGAGAGCATATATGTGGCGACCTACACTAAGACCGACGGCTGGCAGGATGCCTACTCAGGCGAGGCGATCGATTACTACATCACTTATTGGTCTGAGATTCCAGCACTCCCACAAGTATGAGAGAATCCACCATCGAGCAGGCAGTCTGTGCCTATGCAAAAAGCAAAGGCTGCCTGTCGCTGAAACTGTCTGGTCAGAATCAAAAGGGACAACCTGATCGCATGTTCCTCAACAACGAGCGCATCCTGTTCATTGAGTTCAAGGCGCATGGGAAAAAATTAACCGCGCTGCAAACGCGCTGGCTCGACCGATTACATTACCACGGTTTTCTCACGGCATGCTGCGACGATATCAACGCAGGCAAGCGACTCATCGACCTGATCACGCCATGACCGAGACATTCAAACCATTCGACTACCAGCTCCCGATGATCGAGCATCTGCTCGCCAACGATCGGGCCGCGTTGTTCGTGTCCCCGGGCAAAGGCAAGACCGTGGTCACGCTGACCGCGCTGGACAAGCTAGCCACCTGCGGACAGTTCAAGGCGGCGCTCATCGTCGCACCGCTCCGCGTCTGCTCGATAACGTGGCCAGCGCAGGTCGAGCGCTGGGCGCACACCAACTGGATGCGCGTTGCCAACCTACGCACACCCGAGGGCATGGAGGCGTGGCTCGACGGCACTGCGGACATCTACCTGATCAACTCAGAGTTATTGCCAAACCGCCTCCACCAGATGTTCCCACCGCGATCCAAGCGCTGTCCGGTGGACACGCTGGTGATCGATGAGCTGTCGCTAGCCAAGAACCCACAGTCAAAGCGGTTCAAGGCACTGCACAAGCACCTCGCCGCGATCCCGAGACGCTGGGGGCTGACCGGCACACCGATTCCCAATAACTACCTCGACCTGTTCATGCAGAGCAAGATGCTCGACGATGGCGATCGGCTGGGCAGATCGTTCGCTGGCTACCGCAACGACTATTTTTACCCGGCTGACTACATGGGTTATACCTTCAAGCTGGTCACCGGCGCGAAAGAAAAGATCGACCGCCGACTTGCTGACCTCGCGCTAGTCATCGTCGGAGACGGCAGCGACCTGCCATCATCAAGCGTGGTGGACGTGCCGATCGTCATGCCGACCGATGCTCGCAAGCAGTACCGGACGCTGCAAAAGGAGATGCTCGCCGAGATCGGGGACGGTGAGATCACAGCACCATCCGCCGCGACGCTCTGCAATAAACTGCTCCAACTGACCAGCGGAGCGGTATACGATGAGGATCGCAACGTGCTGCCTGTTCACGATGCAAAGATCGATGCTTTGCGCGTCCTACTCGACAAACATGCTAGCGAGCCGGTGCTGATCCTCACGGCATTTAAACATGAGTCAGCACGCATCATCGACTCGATCCAAGAGGCTAGCATGTTCAATGAGCAACTGCTCGGCGAGTGGCAGGCTGGTCGCATACCTGTCTGGGTTGCCGATCCGCGGTCGCTGTCGCACGGCATCGACGGACTCCAGAAGTCATGCCGGATTGCGATCTGGTGCAGCCTGACCTACTCGCACGAAACCTACGTCCAGACCAACGCCAGGCTGATCCGCACCGGACAGACCGCCGAGACGATCATCTACCGGATCATCGCCCCTGGCACGATCGACGACGCGGTGGCCGAGGCGCTCCGCGATAAATCCGACACCCAATCCGGCATGCTCCACGCCGTCCGCGCTCTCCAGCGCATGACAATCTCTTGAATATGACTACGACCATGCAACATCCCGAAATCGACTTCTACTCATCCGCCACCGCCTCGACCGCGTCGGCAACCACCACACTCACCGATCTGATCGAGGCGATCCGCTCAGATGAGTTCGCCACCAAGATCGCCCGGCTACGCAGCACCCTCGCCGCTGGCGACGACGATGGCTACGCAGTCGCCAAAAAAGACCTGCAAGCGGTCAGCATCAGCGGCACAGCTATCGGCAAGCGCGCCAAGGCGATCGAGGAGGGGCGATTCACCCATTCCGGCTTCCTCCAGCTCGACTTCGATGCCGCCGACAACGTCGGCTGGACGGTCGAGGAGATCGTCGAGATTCTGCAGGCGGAACCGCGCATCGTCGCTGCCTTCGTGTCGCCATCGGGTCATGGAGTCAAGGGCATCGCTCGCATACCAACCTGCACAACTCGAGACGAGCATGTGGCAGCATTCGCATCCGCTCGGAACCACTTCCGCGCCTTCAACTTGACCATCGACGAGGCTTGCAAAGACCCGGTCAGGCTCATGTTTGTCTCGCACGATCCATTGGCTTGGCTCGATCTGGATCGCACCGCAGTCTTCGAGCCGGTTGTCGCAAATGGGACATGTCCCAAGTCAAAGAAGTCGCGCATGATTTTAAAAGGTGGCGGATCACTCAGTGAGATTACGCCGACCATTGCCCGAGAAATGCTTGATTTGATTCCGCCTCGCCCATCATACGCCGAGTGGCTTAAGATCGCATCGGCTGTGTGGGATGCCCTTGGCGAAGTAGAAGGCACACAGGCACTTTGCGACTGGTCGCCAGAAGAGCATGCTGGTGAATATGCTGAAAAGTTTTCTCATCGACTCAAAGATGTTCATGCAGCCACGTTAGTCATTCGTGCAAAAGAGCATGGATGGTCGCCACCTGCTCCAAGATCTATGGCTACATCGCAGCGTAAAAACGCATCAACTAAACGCACGATTGAACAAGCTGAAGATGATCCAAGCTGTATCCCAGAACACGTTTTTCCAATTCCAGCAGGGGAGATTGGACACGACCTAGCATCTCGGCACATCTTTGCTGTGATTGGCCCAAGTAACCGTCTATTTATGCGAGGCACGATGGTGCATGAAGTAGCAGCAGACGACACTGATGCTTTTGCAATGGTTCCGGTCACAGCAAAGCGCCTGGTGTCGCTGATCGAGACGTTTGGATCGAAGGTAATGCGGCGAGAAGCTCGAGAAGATGGAACTCTAAGATGGCGATCCGCAACATTTCCAGCATCATCCGCCGATGTGGCACTTTCATCTGATGGCGCTCGTGAGTTTCTTCCTAGAATTCGACAAATGGTATCGTCACCAGTTCTTATCCCTGATTGCACGAAATGCACTGCAGTGATCGGGAAAGGCTACCATCCCCACGCAGGTGGCACATTTGTGACTGGTGGCGAGCAAGTGCCAACAATTGATCTGGATGAGGCTGTCGAACTCTTAGCCACAGCACTGCTTGATTTTGATTTCCCTGACGGTGGCGATGCTAGTCGCGCCATGGCCTCGCTCATTTCACCAGCGATGAAGATGGGTGGTTGGATTGACGATGATTTTCCGCTCGATCTTGCCGAGGCTGACCAGTCACAATCAGGAAAAAGTTTTCGGTTTAAGATGATCCATGCCATCTATCGAGAGCATCCCAGCGCGATCACGCAGGCCGCCGGTGGAGTTGGAAGCCTCGATGAACGAGTTTCTCGAGCGCTTATTACTGGGCGACCGTTTATCAGTTTCGACAACTTCCGAGGGCGAATGGATTCGCAGATTATGGAAACAGCTATCCGTGGGTTAGGCAAGGTTGCTGCTCGCGCTCTCCGCGCCGAAGCAGACATCGATGTAACACCATTCATCTGGCAGCTCTCGACCAATGGTGCAGAGCTAACGCGCGACCTAGCCAATCGAGCAGTCATCACACGCATACGAAAACGACCAGACACGCACGAATTTAAGACATATCCAGAAGGTGACGTCATATCCCACATCAAGGCATATCAGCCAAAATACTTGGGAGCAGTTCACGCCGTGATCCGTGAGTGGGTATCACAAGGACGACCGCTGACTACCGAGCGCAGGCACGACTTCCGCAAATGGTGTCAGACGATGGACTGGATCGTTCAGAATATTTTCGGACTGCCACCGCTCCTTGATGGTCACCGTGAGGAACAAATGCGCACAGCAAATCCGCGCCTTCAATGGCTCCGCGATATTTCTAGGGCAATTATAAATGCTGGATATGCTGGTGAGTCACTTACCGCAGCAGATTTTGGCGAGGCCGCCGAGGATCATGACCTACCTCTTCCCGGATCAAAGACATCAAACGAATCAATCGACATGCGAGTTGGCAGGTTGCTAGGCAGACTTTTCAAGGATCATGAGGGCGACACCATTAGCATTGATGGCATGCGTATTACTAGGATTTTAGCGCATGATTATGACCCAATCAGAAAAGAACATCGAGAGCGCAAACAGTACCTAATTTTTACGGGTGAACAGTCACTGAGTACTGTTCAAAATGATGAGGAAAACGAATTTTTGATCTGATTGTCATCCCACCGTCCCACCCGTCCCACACGTTCACCCTATTATCTAGAATGGCTACCCAACTTTCATAAATCTAAGCAAAAAACACAAAATGGGTAGCTGTTCTAGAATCTTACCCCCAACGTGTGGGACGTGTGGGATGATGGGATGAAAAACACTAATTTTTGAACAGTGTTCTAATGAACGATAATTGCCAGCACTACGGCCATGGATCACACGCAAATTAGGCATTGCATTTATGAATCAACTCGATACCATCGCCGCATGAAAACCAAAAAAAGTCAGACCAGCTTCCGCTCGCTCGTCGGGCAGTACAGCGCCCGACACATCGCCGCTGCGATCGGCTGCAGTTTGCCGACCGCCTACGACTGGCGATCTGGTCGCCGCTCACCGCCGGCGTGGCTTCACACCCGATACCTCACCGATCTTGCTAGCCATCAGCCGCAGGTCACCCATGAACAAAAAACAGCCTGACAGCTACGAGCCGGACATGGCGGCGATGATCGACTCTGCCGAAGAGATCGTGGCCGATGACTACGGCGTGACGCTGGCCGTGGCCCGGCGCATTCTCTCTGACCGGCAGGATGTGGCTCGACGTGGTCAAGCTGAAATCCTCGCCAACGTGATCGGGCTGTTGATCCAGAGTCGCAACCTTAATGTGCAGGTGCATGCCTTAGCCATCGCGTTCGGCATGGACGAGCTAAATGGCGCACATAGTCAGTCAGAGGTTGCTCGAGAGCTTGGCGTGACTCGTGCGCTGATCTCGCATTACGTCCTTGCATGGCGTGACGTGCTAGCTGGCGGCATCGGAGCGTTCGACAATCGGACATTCCGCAAGCGCCAAGGGACACGCAAGACCTACGCTAAGTCAGCGACCAATCCTATCATCCAAGCCAAACAAAAGAAACGACACAAATGAACCTGACCGAAACTAACACGTTCGCCCCTAATGCGCTTAACACCCCCCCCCATACGTTCGCGCTTGATGCGCTCAACATCCCCCCCCACATCACTGAGGATGAATGGGCAGACATGCACTCCACCATCCTCTTATGCCGGGCATCGTCACGCCTATGGCTCAGGCAATCGCGTGACTACGCAAGCACGCGCTGGGGCGTGGACTACGTCGCCGAAGCTGAGATGCAGATGGAGCTAGCGCTCGGGCTACCCGAGCCGAAGCCCGACAAGCCTGCCTTGAACCCTGAGGACAAGAGCAGAGCCATCGTCACCATCGAGGGCATTTGCCAATCGTTCGCGCTATGGCAGCGCAAGATGGCACCCGAGATCGAGCGCTGGGATCGTGACCGCCTGACCAAGGCGCTGGCGCTTGTCGAGCCGATCGAGGCGCAGGCCAAGCGGATTCGTGAACTTCTCAACGTAACTCATTGATGACCATACCCCCCGGTAAGGAGGCTCCCGTTGGGGGGGGGCGATCGGAGTTCCGCCTCAT